GTGCCAAGGCCAGTCCCCACCATTTGCAAAACAACCAAGAACTTATGTGTACTAGGTCCAGAAGGAAGCTCAAAAACAGATTGATTGGAGCCGTTCAACGAATACGAGATGCTCACATTCGATCCTTCTTCAGCCGTAACTGAAGGGCCAAAACAACTAGCAGCTGTAAAGGCCGCATTTCCATCTCCTTTGTAACCGATCGCAATCAAAGGGGGGTTATTGTCAATCTGAGTAATAAAGAAATGACAAACATATGTCATAGAGATCAAGCCGTAACTTGACCCCTGTGCAATGTCATCTGCAGCAACAATTGTGAATCGTCCTTGCTGTGTGAGACGATCATCAGTAGACGCAGGGTCAGTGAAGAGCAAAGTATCAGCCCCCCTCTGCCTGATCTTGTGGAAATCCCAAGTCTTGGGCTCCCAAAGTTGCACAGTCTTGTTTCCTTGATGTGCAGCAGCTTTCCTGACATTGTCAGAAGAATGGACAGAGAGATCATCATCCGGATCGTAATCTGGAAAAGCGATGATCGCCCCATCAGTGGTGGCAGCACACACTGGTGAATAGTGGAACTTAACATCCTCGAAGATATACTTGTCGAACAGGTAACTGAATTGCTGTAGCCTTGTGTTAGCGAAGGCCCCTGGCGCAATCACCTGATCAAACAAAACATCACCTTGCACAGTCGAAGCTGGCACGGTGAGATCTGCTAAGAAGTCAGTTCCACTAATTTCAACCGAAGTGCGAACCAAACCATCACCTCTCTTTTTCTTCACGACATTTATCTTGAAGTTGTACTTTGGAATAGTGCCCTGGACGACCAGGGGTGGTCCACGATCAGAAGAGGAGGCTTTTGATTGCATTGCTTTGACTAACTGCTTTTCAGCAGCAACTTCAGCAACCTTGTGGCCTCTACTGAGTCGCTCTGCTGGAGTATCACCCACAATGTACTTGGCAGCTTCATTTGCAAGCCACCATAACAATGCGTGTTCTCCAGTCGCCACAGCACCTCCTTGGTGCACCGTCCTTCCGGGCAGTTTGCCTGCCTTTGCAGCAGTCATGAATTTCTTCATGATCTGCGGATGGATTTGGGTGAACTTTTGGAAGAACTGTGGATCCATTGCTGGAATGATTCCACTCTTAACCATATTGGGAGGTAGAGTAAGACCTTTTTGAGAAGGAACAATGCTACTCTGTGCCGGTTGGACAGGGGCCCGCCCCTGCTGTACGGCAGCTTTCGCCTTGTTCTTCTTTTTCTTGCCACTTTGCTCCGTAGACATTCTGTAGCGCTAAGAATTGTTGGTAATGGGCTGTAGTAATGTGTTTCAGATCACTCTGAAACACAGCGAATGGGTCAAAGATCGCGAATCTCGGATCCTTGGTTTCTAGCCCCAACCAATATTCAACGCACCAATCGTAGTCTGGAATGAAGGGTAAACCCTTTTTAAATAACGCAAAATCCGTGCTTCTTATGCGACGGCTGGTCCATGACAAACCATATTCTTGATCGAAGTACCGAACATAGAACTTGAGAACATCCTGAATTTTCTGAAAACAATCCTTTCCATTAAAGGTGGAAAGCAGAAGTAGTGAACACATTTTATTGTATATTTCCGTAGGCTGATCTAAGAGGTTGAACACTATTGAAGAGTAAATCCTCCCAAAATCATACTTTGGAGCAAACAATCCTTTGTGAACACAAATTTCTGCACCAAGAAACTTAATTCCTGGCCACCCATCCTGTACTAGGTCATCTTCCTCCTTCAGTTGAAACCCAAACTCTCGATAAAACCTGGAGCGTCGCTGGTATTCTGCCAGGAAATCGAAAGTAATATCGGTAGATCCAATATGATCGTCGGCATAGATGGCGAGTCCAATCACATTCAAACAATCCCTCCAATGAGAGACATTAGGAACTTCTTCTTTTATGTAAGAAAAGAGAACTATCCAGTGACCGAGCCCATCATCCGATGTCGTGTTACCATCTCCACTTAACATGAAGCGCAACACAAGGACCTGACCCCAGGGAGTAAGTACCGGAGCACTTGTACTGTGCTCATAAACCCACTCCATCCGTACCTTGTAATCTTGTGGTTTTAAGCCACGATACAACCGCACTCGGATTCTCATACATCCCATGCGCAAAAACTTCATGAAC